GATTAGAACTAATTGTTACATCGTCCTCAGTACTAATTTGAGTTTCATTATCCTGCAGCCAAGACCATGTGGTAGAAATTAAGTTATCATTTTCATCTTTATAATAAACTATCCCATTAACTGGGTCTAAGGCAATTTGACCCTGAACAATATTAGGGGGATTAGGTAAAGACATAAGAATTTTCTTTCATTTAATTAAAAACAATTAATAAACAATATTAAAAAGTTCCACCATCAAGAGTATAGTTACCAGCAGCTACGTTATCTAATACTGAGCTATAAGCCTGTACATTGGTCCCAATGGCCAATCCAAGGGCTGTACGGGCGTCTGAGGCACTTGTGGAGCCAGTTCCACCGTTAGCTATGGCTATTGCTGTACCATTCCATGTACCAGTTGCTATTGTGCCTACCGAGGTAAGGCTTGATGCAGTTACTCCTGAGCCAAGAGTTGATCCAGACAATACAGAAGTTCCTGCGATCAAGAATGACTTTCCAGTTAGAAGGTTCATGTTTTCTGATGAAGTCCATGCGTCAGTTGCGTCAACCCAGTTGAAGGTCTTGTCTGTTGCACCCTTGAGCGTAAGACCACCGCCATCAGCACCTGCATCTGTTGGGCTTACAACTGAACCAAGCTCAATGTTCTTGTCATCAACCGTAATGGTTGTTGAGTTAATTGTAGTTGTTGTGCCATTAACCGTTAAATCGCCTGAAAGAGTAAGAGATGTACCAGATACCGCACCAGTAAATATTGCACCCGAAAGTGCTGCAACATCTGCAGCTAAGGCAACTGTACCCGTAGCATCTGGGAGAGTAATTGTGCGGTCTGCGGTTGGATCAGTGATTGCAAGAGTTGTTTCAAAGTCATTTGCGGTTGCACCCTCAAAGACTATCGAACCATCATTGAATACTGCTCCAGTAATTACTGGGCTAGTAAGCGTTTTATTACTAAGAGTCTGAGTATCACTTGTTCCAACAACATTTCCAGTAACGCCATGCACTGAAGTTGTAGCTGATGAGTGAGTTGATACATATCCTGAAGCAGTTGATTCTGCATTGGTTTGTGCGGTAGCAGCTGCACCATATGCATCATAGGTGTTAGTTGTTACTGAAATCACACCTGTTGAATCAGTATAAGTAAGACCTGTTCCAACTGAGTTCCCTATAGCATCTTGAGCAGCTTCGTTGAAATCTGTAACCGCACTTGCTGGAATAGCAATTGTTGCAGTTCCAGCTGCTGTCAAGCGACCCTGGGCATCAACGGTAAAGGTTGATACGGCAGTTGCGGAACCGAATGAACCAGCTGATACTGTAGTATTGTCAAGATTTAAAGTAAGTGTGTCAGTTGCAGAGGCTACCGATGTTAGTCCCGTGCCTCCAACTATGACAAATGTATCGCCACCAGAAATGGTCAGATTGTCACCTTCATCTGCATCAACTGTAAATGAAGTAGAGATAGAAGCTGTTCCAGCTGCTGTCAAGCGACCTTGAGCATCAACTGTAAACGTTGGGATTGCGCTAGCTGAACCATAAGATCCAGCTGTTACTGCTGTATTGTCAAGATTGATTGTTATAGTGTCTGTAGAGGAACCAGCAGATGAAAGACCAGTTCCACCAGAGATTGTTAAAGTGTCTGTTCCTGTCGTTATTGTTTGATTTGTGCCACCATCGCCTGCAACCGTAAATGTCGTTGCAACTCCAGTAATTGCAGTGTCGACATAAAGTTTAGTCGTAGCATGCGCATTTTCGGTTGGAGTTGCAACTGATAATGTTCCAGAAAATGTTTTATTTCCAGAAATTGTTTGAGCAGTGCCCAATGTAGCAAATGCGCCTGTTCCAGCAATAGCTTCTACGGTAGTTGCGGTTCCGCCTGCTCCACCAGTACCCTTGCCATAATAAAGGGTATTGTCTATTTCGTTAAATGCCAGTTCTGCGTTCTGTAATGATTCGGGTGCACCGGCAATTCCAGATGCTCTTCTCTTGATTCTAATTGTATTTGCCATTTTTAAAAATTTCCTCCATCAGTAAGATTGGATATATTGCTCGAATTTATCCAATTTGACCCATTATATTTAAGTACATCACCGTTAGCAACAGAAGTAATAGTAACGTTATTCAGTCCATTTAGACTTTCTGATGCAGCAATTCTATCTTTAATGGTTAAATGAGACCCTGCTGGATTTATTCCCAGTACTGTCTGGACTGCTTCTATAGCATCGTTTGCGTTTGCATGTTGCAAATGATGCGGTACGGTTACAGAATCTAAGGTGTCAGTTGACGAAGGATTCTGTAAAACGTCTAAAGAATTTGGATAATTTGTAGCCATTTTAAACCTTTATAAAGATATAATTTTATTTGAGCCATTGCTCCAGTTTATAGTAATGTCTGTTGTTGCATTTATTCCTAAAAAAGGTAGACCAGTTGCAGTATCTATATAAGCTAAAAGTCTAGACGTTGAATCAGTGCCAGAATCTTTATAGATTACTAAAGCTTTAAATGCAGATCCATCATAATTTGACACTGGTGCATTGTCAGCGTCTATTACTCCTAAAATATTTGTTACGTTTGTTAACGAAGAAGTTCTTTGTTTTATGTAAGAACTAGAAATATTAGAAACAAACTGATCAACATTTTGATTAGGAACATAAGACTCTGTAACTAAAAGAACTTTTAAAGAATCAGAAGAAATATTAAATTCACCATTTAATAAAGATTGTTTTGCTTTTCCATATATAAAGTTAGCCACTTTAAATACCTATATCTTTAGAAGCTATGATTCTATATTTATATCCTGTTTCAAAATAATCTTTATCATCTGAATAATACGATGGTGTAGCATCCAGAGATGGAAAGTCTACATAAACTTCTGGCTTCCAGGAATGCATTGACACATTAGCTGACAAATTCTGCCATCTTGATGGCTGACTTTGAATTGGTTTTCTTTGAACTTTAAAATATGCAGTATTTAAAAAGTTGCTTGCAGGTCTAGAGCTAAAAGATATAATCACTCTTCCATTATTGTATGCATTATCTAAATAAAATTCTCCATTTTCTGGATCAACACCAGTTATATAGAATCTTGGATTCTTTGCAAGAATTTGAACGGTAGTAAAAGCGTCTGTCCTAATAGAGTGATCTTCTATCAGCAGTTCTTGGATTAAAGGAACTGTATAAGAGTTGAAGTCGGATGGAGTTGCTGATTCTGCTTGACAAAATACTATTTGTTCTTCCGTGATAGATTCATTAGCTGCATCAAGAAAGTTAGTTAATCTAATCCTATATTCTTTACCAGATTGCCTAACTGCATCCCAGTATAATTTTAATGTTCTTGAAATTTGATTATAATCTGCAATTGTATTTATTTGCAAAAATGGATTAGCTAAATTAGAAGGTGTTGCATCGGTCGTCTGTACTACAAAGTTAGCGTTTGTAAGACTAGAAATTTTTATGGTCTTACCAAATCTAATAACAACCATATTGTTATCGACAATAGCGTATTCAATCAAAGGAAGTGACACATTTATCTCCTGTTTATAATATTCATCTTAGATAGTAACGAATTAAGCCGGTAATAACAACAGAGGAGTGGCTCGAAAGCCACTCCTCTGTCACTAGGGTGTCGTAACTATAACGGACCCTAAGGTTTATTAGTTACCGATATTGTTAGTAACACTGACCTCGTAGTTGCGAGCGAGTCTAACGTTCTTAGCAACTGTGATACCCTCACCGTCACCAAGCATTACGATGTCATAACGCTCTTTCATCTTCATCTGACGAATGTCACGGCTAGGATCATCGAACTGATCTGTGCTCATGTCATCCTTGACAAGAATGGTTCCAACCTCATTGCGGTCGATCAAGAAAAGATCTGACTTAGCTGCGGTTGCACCAGACTTAGCTGTGAAGCTTACGAAAGGTGAAACAATAACATTCAATCCCATTGGAGCACTTGCATTCAGTGCAGCATCAGCGTTTCCGGGACGATAGCCCCAGCTGGTGTTGACTGCAGATGCAGCGCCACCCATGTGGAAGATAGCATCCTTAAGGAATACTGACCACATTAATGGGTGAAGAATAAAGTCTGTAGGAACATGCTTTTCTGCCATGAGTACAGCAGCCATGTCAACAACGTCATCCCAGCGAATGGTATCGTTGGCTACGCCATCAATATCAAGACCGGTTGTGTTATCGTATGTGCTTGTAATGTCATCGTTGTCGAAAACAATAGTTGCAGCATCTTTGAAACGGCTCAATGCAATCTGCTCCTTAAGACGGGCCATAGCACGTCCTGCAGCTCTTACGTGGAGACCGACAATGTCCCAGAGTGAATCAGCAATGACTTCTTCAGTGAATGAAAGCTTGACACCCTTCTTGGATACCTTGCCCTCAATCTGCTTTGCGAAGGCTAATGCCTGCTCTGGATATTCTTGTCCTTCTGGGATCTCAGCAGCTTGAATTGCGTTTACTGCAGGAAACTCCAAAGAGCGTCCTTTTCCTAAACGGACTGTTGAAAGAAGTGGCGTAACCAATAATTGTGGTTCTGCTGCTTCTCTAAGAGTACGTGAGATAACCTTAGGGAAAAGGGCAGCTGCGTCTGACGATGCAAATGCTTCCTTAATTGTTACTCTGTTGTTCTCGTCAATGTGTCCGTCTTCGGCCAGCGCGGCTTCCCAAGCTGGGAGACCCGAGAGGAGCTCTTGGATTGTTTTGCTCATCTTAGGATTATTCCTTCTGTTAGTGTTTTTCTTTTTTTATTTTATTAAAGTGTGAGATTAACGCGGAATGCGCCAATTACGTTGGTAACATCCAAATTACTACGGATACCAAGCTTGCCTGAATAAGCACCTGAACGCGTAAGTTCAAATACGGTCTTCAAAGCACCTGGGTCCGAAGGAAGTTGCATGTAGGAAAGCAAGCCATCATCAAAGTTGGTTGCAAACTGTTCTACCTCTATGACCTTACCAACTTGAAGGTAAGAATAGACATCGCTACCACTAAGGAAGTTGGTAGTAGCTGCTTTTACTGGGCGACCCATGTGGTCTGCTCTAATGAGCGAACCGACTGTGACGTCAGCATTAATTCCTGTTACCATTGGGTACTCTACGTAACCATGGGTAATGAAACCTGCACCCTGTGAGGTACCTTTATCGAATGGACGGTAAAGGTCATACTGTGCAACACCAATTGGAACTGATCTTGCACCAACAGTAACTGTATCGCCTGATGGGGTTGCAGTTGGCGTTGCACCTGCTAATGGATCCCAACCGGAAATTGTATCGCCCCAAGCTTGTGACGAACCTGTACCATTGGCAGGAACTACCATTG